TGCACGGTCGGCACCTGCTCAAGATGATCCAGAAGTACATGAGCGACGGGCGGCTCGTGCGGATCAGCGGTCGCACTGGCGCGGTCAGGTATCTCCCGCTCGTGCGTGAGGTCACGACTGGCCGCTACGACGTGGTGGTTGACGAGGCTCCGACCGGCCCAAACCAGAAGGAGCGGGTGTTCCAGTTCCTTGCCCAGATGATGCCGCTGCTGCGTTCCATGAACCTGCCGCCGAGCATCCTGCTCAAGTTCATGGAGTACGCGCCGATCCCGACCAGCTTGGTCGCGGAGATACAGCAGATCGCCAAGGAGGAGGGCGACAGGGCAGCCCAGCAGCCGAACCCGGCGATGCTGAAGGCGCAGGCCGAGGCGCAGGAGGCGCAGACACGCGCGCAGCAGGCGCAGGCGATGCTGCAGAAGATACAGGTGGACGGGCAGTCGGCTCAGCTTAGGGCGCAGGCCGATCAGATGAAGGCACAGTCGGAGCAAGCAAGGCTGCAGATCGACCTGCAAAAGTCTCAGCTCGAACAGCAGAAGCTGCAGATCGAGAACCAGTGGGCCAAGCTGGAGATGGAGAAAGTCCAGACCCAGCAGATTGCCGACCAGCACGAGGCCGAGCTGCGGGCACGTGAGACGGCGATGCGCGAGCGTAACGACACGGCGAAGATCGATGCTGACATCCAGAAGCAACAGGCAGACGCCGAGATGCAGCGCATGGAGCTGGAGAACAGGCGCGCCGAACTCGAACTTCAGCGGGCTCAGATCAGGCTGAAACAGTACGAGATCGACATGAAAATGATGATCGAGCGCGAGAAAATGGAAGAAGCTGCGCGCCAGAGCGAGCTGCTCGCGGAATAGAAGTACGGAGACGCTGGCGTTGTTGCTGGCGTGATGGAGGACGACGACAATGGCTGACGAAATTGAAAACCAGCTTGCCGAGCTGGAAGAGAACGCAGAGCTGACGCTGGAGAAGGGCGAGGGCGGCCTTGTAGACGCTGACGGAGACGGCTCGGGCGCTGCGGATGCGGTGGAGCGCGGCCCGGCGCGGCGAGCCAAGCCGCAGCGCCAGATGCTTGACGCCGAGGAGATGGCGCGACGCTGGCAGGACCAGCGCGGCGCGCTTGCCGAGGAGCGTGCCAAGCGGCGGGCAACCGAGCGCCAGATGCAATCCGTGCAGCAGGCGATGGAGCAGCAGCGTGAGCAGTTCCGGCAGTTCCTGATGCAGCAGCAGGCGCGGCAGGCTGAGCCGATTGACCCGGAGGTCGATGTCATCAGGCACGCCAAGATGCTGGAGCACCGCCTCCGGCAGATGGAGGGCATGAACGCGCAGGCCATGCAACAGCGTCAGGCGATGGCGCAGCAGCAGGCAGTCGTCCAGCAGCTGACGACCACGGTCGAGGACTACGAGGCCGAGTTCAGGCAGGACTATCCCGACTACGACCACGCGACGGACTACCTGCTCGCTCTGGAGCAGCGCCAGCTGATCCGCGCAGGCATGCCGGAGCAGCAGGCTGCCAAGGCGGTCGAAAACTGGGCCATGAACATGGCGAACGTCATCCTGTCGTCTGGGCGCAATCCGGCGCACGTGGCGTATGAGACGGCGGTCGAGCGCGGCTACGTCCCGCAGCACATCATGCAGCAGCTCCAGTACGAGCAGTCGCAGCTCCGCCAGAACACGTCTGGACGGGTCGCCCAGATCAGGGCTGGCCAGCAGGCGGCGCAGACGCTCAGCGGCGGCGGCATGGTGTCGGGGGAGGGCGGCTCACTCAAGGCTATCGCCAACCTCAAGGGCGCGGCGTTCGACAAGGCGTTCGACAAGTTCATGCGGGGAGAATGATATGGGCATGCTGGCATCGGTCTCTGGCGGCGTCCGGCGGGGCGCGCACAGCGCCCTAGGGCGTCCCCCGTCCCCCGGTGTCAGCGCGCCGCGCGGGATGGCTCTGGATGCCCCCGCGCCGGGCCTGCGGAGGCTCGTGATGCAGGTTGCGAACCGGCTGAAGGCTGACTACCCGGATGCCGACAACGCGCAGATACTGGCCGCAGCGCAGAAAAAAGTCTTCGACATGACGGGCCAGCGTTAAGGCTTTGCTAACGAAATCCCCCCCTGCTGGGGGCTCGTCAGCTCCACGGACGGAGCGATCTACCCCCAGTCGCGTGGCGACGGGGCTCGTGTGATCCACGGACGGATCGCCTGCCAGTACCTGTTTGAGCAAGGGCGCGTCGCGCGCCGCCGCAGGGTCGCACCCCAACAACAACATGGATCATCCCAATGGCAATCAAGACCTACGCCACGGGCGATGCCGAAGTCGTCAAGATTTGGAGCAAGCGCCTAGCGCGCGAAGCACTCAAGAAGTGCATCATTGCTCCGTATATTTCTGACAGCGGCGACGCTCTGGTCACGCTCGAACCGGACACCCAAAAAGGCCCCGGCGACCGCGTAACCGTCACCCTTCGCATGCAGTTTAACGGCGCGGGCGTGACTGAGAACGAAACCCAAGAGGGTAACGAAGAGGCCATCGTCACGTACACGGACAACGTGTCGCTCGGCGAACTCTCCAACGCATTCCGCCACAAGTCCAAGCTGGCGCAGCAGCGCGTGCCGTTCAAACTGGCCAAGGAAGGCAATGACGGTCTCTCCGACTGGCACGCCGACCGCCTCGACACCGTCTTCTTCAACCACGCGTGCGGCTTCACTCCCGCCAACACGCAGGCGGCGAATGGCCAGTACAACGCCTTCAACACCATCACGGCGCCCTCGACTGGTCGCCATCTCTGGACCGAGACTGGCACGAGCGCCGACCAAGACCTCGACTCGTCCGGCGACGAGATGACGCTCACCATGATCGACCGTGCCCGCGAACTCGCGGAGACCGGTGGATCGACGGGGCTTCCTCCGATCCGTCCGATCAAAGGTCTCCCGGCTGGCGCAAAGTATGTCTGCTTCATCCACCCGACGCAGGCGACTTCGCTCCGTACCTCGACCTCGACCAACAACTGGATGGACTTGCAGAAGGCCCTCCTGTCTGGTTCGAAGGGCGACGACAGCATGATCTTCAAGGGTGGTCTCGGCGTCTACAACGAGACACTCCTCGTTGTGTCGAACCGGGTCACGCAGGGCGTCAACGGCAGCTCCGGCGCCGCCATCTCCACCGTGCGTCGCGCGGTGTTCTGTGGCGCGCAGGCTCTGATCACCGCCTACGGTCAGGGTTTCTCTCCGGAGAAGTGGGAAGTCAACGAAGAGACCTTCGACTTCAAACGCCAGTACGCGATGAACGGTCTCACGATCTTCGGCATGAAGAAAACTCGGTTCAATTCGAGTGACTTCGGCACGATTGTGCTCTCGTCCTACGCTGCGAACGCGGCATAAGGGAGAACATCACAATGGCTAACGCTCGTGAATTTCACACCCAGCAGGTTCACTACCTGCGTAAGACGATTGGCTTTGCCGACGATGGCGCGACCGTAACGGTCGGCACCATCCCGGCAGGCTCGATCATCCTCAAGCCCATCTCGGGCGTGGCGGTCACCACCGTCTTCAACGCTGGCACCACCAACGTTGCGGACATAGGGCCGTCAACTGATAGCGGCACCGATCTCTGGGCGACCGACCTTGCGCTCGGCACGCTTGCCTTTGTGCCGCTCGACGAGGCCGTCACCAACCTTGTTACCGTGGAGACCACCGTGCAGATCGCGGTGGACCTCACCGGAACGGCTGCGACTACGGGATCGGCGGAAGTGATCATCGCCTACATCCCGGACAATGACGGCTGATAGACTTGGCCTTTAGGGGCACAGCAGTCGCGGGCCGCACACAAAGCCTCCTTGTGTGAGGCCCGCGATTTGCGTTCGGAGGAACTAGGATGAGCAACCACGTCGGCTCACGCCGCCGCACGATCATCGCACAGCAGACGGCTGACATGAGGGCCACGCTACCCGCAGGATTTATAGGCGGCTTCGCGGGGTCTGACGTGCGCCCGATGGTGCCTGAGACTGACAACGGCATGGTGCATGCCGAAACCATACCGACAAAGCGTCGCGCCGGTCGCCCGCGTAACAGGCGGGTCGACGCGTGAGCACATACGGGGCGATGCAGACACGCATAGCGTCCGACCTCGAACGCGCTCTGGCTGATACGTCTTTTGCCTCGCGCACGTGGGCGGACGAGATCAAAGCGGCAATCGGCGACGCGATCACGATTTACCAGTCCAAGAGCTGGTGGTTCCTGCAGCATCCTCACGCTGGGGTGGGTGGGACAAAGACAAGCACGACGACCGCAAACAACTCGTACCAAGCCGAGCCGAATGGGCTGGTCGAGCTGATCTCGCTCCGCCTTACGTCGTCGGGCCAGCTCACCATGCTGACACCGATCACGATCCAGCAGATGGAGAGCCGCCACGACGGCACGACATCGACCAACGAACCTTTCGAGTATTGTCGGTATGGCAGGCGCGTGCGGCTCTATCCGACGCCGAATGACGCTTACACGCTGACGTGGACCGGCATCTTTGAAGAAGCCGATCTGGTGGCTGATGGAGACAGCAACAACTGGATGACGCACGGCGAGCTGGTGATCCGCGCAATGGCCAAGCTGATCCTGCTGCGCGACTACATCAAAAGCTACGACGACATGCAGGCGGCGGCGGCGGCTGTCCAGACAGCCGAGCAGGCGCTCGACCGCGAGCACGCAAAGCGCACGGCGACGCGGCGTCTGCAGGTAAGGTGGTAAATGGCTGGCGACGCGCCACTGTTTACTTACGAGACGACGCCCGATGGGCGCACGCTGGTCGTCTGCACGATTGCGGGCTGCAGGGGTACGGCGCGCATAGCATCAGGCGGCCTGCAGAAGGCGAAGGTACTGGCGGAGGCATTGGCTAGGGACAAGCTGGCGAGGCTGCCTAATGATTGAGTTCGGCCAGTGGATGCCAGACCTGCCAATGGTTCGTGCGCCGCACCTGCGGACGGCGACTGGCTGCGTCCCGACGCTTGAGTCGTATGAGCCGTTTCAGGCGCAGACCGAGGTTACCAACGCGCTGACAGCCCGGTGCAGGGGAGCGTACTTCGCCACCGACATCGCGAGGGCTCCGCATGTCTACTGCGGTGACACATCCAAGCTGTATCATCTGGTCGGTGCAACGTGGACAGACTTTTCTCGCGTCAGCGGGTATGGCCCGATCTCCGAAAATGCGCGCTGGAATTTCGCGACTTTCGGCGACCGACTGATCGCCACGAATGATGTCGATCCGGTCCAGTTTATCGACATGAGCGCAGGTGTGGCGTTTGCCGATCTGGCTGGCTCGCCTCCTAATTCCGAGTTCGTGACATCTTTCGGCGAGTTCGTCGTGCTTGGGGCGACGGCTGCGTCGCACATGAAGATCATATGGTCCGGCTTTAACGACTCGGAGCACTGGACGCCCGGCACCAACCAGTGCGACGAGCAGGAGTTCGCAGACGGCGGTCGGATCACAGGGTTTGGCTCGCTCGACGTGCTCTACATCTTTCAGGAGCGCGCCATCCGCCGCATGAACTACGTCGGCGGCGCGACTATTATGACTATCGACAAGATCGTCACCGGTCCCGGTTGCGTCGAACCAAACTCACTGTGCCAGTGGGGGCGGATGTTCTTCTATCTCGCGGAAGACGGGTTCTACATGTTCGACGGCGAGACCCCGACGCCGATTGGCAATGGTCGGTTCGACAATTGGTTTCGCGAGAACTCTGCGCCCAACCTGTGGTCTCGGATGTCTTCGGTCATCGACCCGCGCAAGAAGCTGGTGTGCTGGGCATTCTGCTCGACGAGCAATGCGAGCGGCATACCAGATACCATGCTGATCTATAATTGGGTGTCGCAGCGCGCCACGGTCGTCTCGATCAATGTCGAGGTTATGGTGTCGGCGGCATCGCTTGGCATTTCGCCCGACAGCCTGACAACAACTGATGTGGACGCGCTGACGATATCGTTTGACGACCCGTTCTGGCTGGGCGGCACGAGCTATCTCGCTTCGTTTTCGACCGACCACAAAATGGGGTCCGTGCTGACGGGGGCGGGAGACAGCTTAGAAGCGATATTGGAGACTGGCGACACGATGCTGGGCGGGCAGGGACGCTCTACCGTCGAGTGGATGCGTCCGATCTCCGACGCGACTGCGGCGACAATTGCTGCTGGAGCAAGCCTGAAGCCAACAGACGCGCCGACCTACACTGGCGCGGTGTCGATGCAGCC